TAGTGTTATTAAAAAAGCAATTAAGATTGCACAGAAAGATACATGGGATCAAGTATTCCGTGAGTTTGATGATCTTGAAACTATTGTCGACATTAGTGGGCACAGCTTCCGTAAGGAAGATTAATGGACCAGATTACAAATACATTTGTAAACATATACAATTGGGCCAAAGTCGATTATAAAGAATGGCCTACTCGTTTCACCTTAGAAATTACAGCATGGTTTATGAGTTTAGGTTGCTCGTTAGTATTAGCAACGGCAGTAACTGATCCATTATTTTTCTATCTCTATCCAATATTCATTGTACAATGCGCTATCTTTGGGTGGGCGGCTTGGACACGTAAAAGTACAGGCATGGTTGCAAATTATCTGCTGTTGGTCACAATTGATCTTGTTGGCTACATTAGACTAATAAATAGTTAAGAGTACAGTTTGATCAGCTATAAATGATCATAAAGATGGTTGCCGGCCATAAGCGGTAGGAGAAAAATATGAGTTATGTAGACGCGATCTGGAATCGCGATAAAGACATTATATATGTCGTCGAACGAGATCCTAAAAAAGGCAGGATCTATCAAGAATACCCAGCAAAATACATTTTTTACTATCCCGATCAAAGGGGCAAGTATAAATCAATCTATGGTGATAACCTAAGCAAGGTAACATCCAAAAGCTATAAAGAGTTCATGAAGGAAAAGAAAATCCATAGTGGTCACAATCTTTATGAAAGCGACATCAATCCAATATTCCGCAACCTAGAAGAAAACTATCTAGGCAAAGATGCTCCAAAACTAAATGTAGCGTTTTGGGATATTGAGGTGGACTTTGATCCAGAGCGTGGCTACGCAAGTCCAGAAGATGCGTTCATGCCAATTACTGCAATCGCTGTTCACTTGCAATGGTTAGACACGCTAGTATGTCTAGCAGTTCCGCCCAAGACGCTAACAATGGTAGAAGCCGAAGAACAAGTTAAAGACTTTCCTAATACACATCTGTTTGAAACTGAAGCAGAGATGTTAGAAATGTTCCTACAATTGATTGAAGATGCTGATATACTCAGTGGTTGGAACAGTGAGGGCTTTGATATGCCCTATACGGTAAATAGGATTATCAAGGCATTGAGCAAAGAAGATACTCGTAGACTATGTCTATGGGACCAAATGCCTAAGAAGCGAGAGTATGAAAAATATGGAAAAGCGGCTGTTACTTATGACCTGGTTGGTCGCGTTCATCTGGACAGTCTCGAGTTGTACCGCAAATACACCTATGAAGAACGCCACACATATCGACTGGATGCAATTGGGGAAATGGAGATAGGTGAATCAAAGACTGTCTATGAAGGCACACTTGATCAACTATACAACAACGATTTTAAAAAGTTTATTGAATACAACAGACAAGACTGTGCATTGCTGGATAAACTTGATAAGAAACTAAAATTCCTAGACCTTGCCAATACACTAGCACATGAATGTACTGTGTTGCTACAGACTACAATGGGTGCGGTTGCTGTTACAGAACAAGCTATTGTAAACGAAGCTCACCACCGTGGACTAATTGTTCCTAGTCGTCCTGTTAGAGATGAAGAAGCTAATAATCAAGCCGCAGGTGCTTATGTAGCGTATCCTAAAAAAGGCTTACACGATTGGATTGGATCAATTGATATTAACAGTTTGTATCCATCAGCGATTCGTGCATTGAACATGGGTCCGGAAACTATCATAGGACAATTACGTCAAGATAGAACCGATCAGTATGTTCAGGAACAGATGCTGGTACACAAAAAGTCCTTTGCGTCTGCGTGGGAAGGTATCTTTGGCAGTCTTGAATATGATGCTGTTATGCGTAAAGATAAAGCATTTGAAATTACTGTTGACTGGGAGAACGGAGACAACGATGTTATGTCAGCCGCTGAGGTATATAGACTCATCTTTGAAAGCAATCAACCCTGGATGCTCAGTGCTAACGGCACTATCTTTACCTATGAGAATGAAGGTATTATCCCAGGCTTGTTAAAACGTTGGTATAGTGAACGTAAGGACATGCAAAAGAAATTAGTGGCGGCCATTGATGCCGGAAATAAGATTGAAGAAGAATATTGGGATAAGCGACAACTCGTTAAAAAGATTAACCTTAACAGTTTGTATGGTGCCATTCTTAACGCCGGTTGTAGGTTTTTTGATAAGCGCATAGGTCAGAGTACTACATTAGTGGGCAGGCAAATTGCCAAACACATGGCAGGCAAAGTCAACGAGATGATCACTGGAGAAATAGATCACGTAGGTAAAGCTATCATCTATGGTGATACTGATTCTTGTTATTTCTCAGCGTACAATACGCTAAAGGTTGATATCCAAAAGAAACAAATTCCTTGGGATAGAGATGTTGTTATCCAACTCTACGATCAGATTGCCGAAAGTGTAAATGCAACATTCCCGGACTTTATGCTTGATGCTTTTCACTGCCCTAAAAGCCGTGGAGAAGTTATCAAAGGTGGACGTGAGATTGTTGCTGTTAAAGGGTTGTTCATTACCAAGAAACGTTATGCTGTATTGTATTACGATAAAGATGGTAAGAGACAAGACGTTAATGGTAAGCCGGGCAAGATCAAGGCCATGGGCTTGGATTTGAAACGCAGTGATACTCCAGAATTTATGCAGAAGTTTTTGGAAGAAGTACTGACCAAAGTTCTAAATAATGCTCAAGAAGAGGAAATTCTAAATATGATTACAGAGTTTAGAACTGAGTTCAAAGCTAGGCCCGGTTGGGAAAAGGGTAGTCCAAAACGTGCTAACAACATTGCGGAATATCAAAAGAAAGAAGAAAAGGCCGGCAGGGCAAATATGCCCGGACATGTTCGTGCCGCTATTAATTGGAACACCTTACGCCGAATGAACGGTGACAAATACAGTCAACAGATTGTGGACGGCATGAAGGTCATTGTTTGTAAGGTCAAAGAAAATCCTTTAGGCTTTACTAGTGTAGCTTATCCAGTTGATGAACTTCGCTTGCCTAAATGGTTCCAAGACCTTCCATTTGATCACAGTGAAATGGAGGCAACTATTATCAATAACAAACTTGATAATCTCATTGGGGTTCTAGATTGGGATCTAGAATCTACAACACAAGATAATACGTTTGGCAAATTATTCAGCTTTGACTAAAATATTACTTGACTTTTTCCCTAAATCTAAATAAACTATACAAAAGGACTATTACATGAAAGACATTCTACAAGACATCGTGAGTCATACTCACAACCTAGGTTTCCTTAACATCGTTAAGATTACCGGAACCGACGAAACTACAAAAATTGACTCTATGGCAGATGACAGAACCGTAGTTATGTTTGGCGAGACAGCAACCCCACAACCAGAGATGATTGGTGTATTTGGCATGCCACAACTAAACAAATTGAAGTATAATCTCGAGTGTCCAGAATACAAAGAAGATGCAACAATTGATTTGATGACTGCTGACAGAAATGGAGAAACTATTCCAATTGGTTTACATTTTGAAAACAAAGCAGGTGACTTTAAAAACGACTATCGTTTTATGAACACTGAAATCATCAACGAAAAACTCAAGTCAACTACCTTCCGAGGTGTTAAGTGGGATGTTGAAGTTAATCCTACACAAAGTAGCGTACAGCGTTTTAGCTTCCAAGCAGCCGCAAACAGCGAACATGCTACGTTCTTAGCTAAGACAGACGGAGACAAATTAAAGTTCACATTCGGTGACATGAGTTCACATGGTGGTGAGTTTATCTTTGCCACAGGCGTTACTGGAACATTAAACAAAGCGTGGACATGGCCTGTTGCTCCTATTCTAAGCATTTTAAAAATTGCCGATGTTAATAACACAACTATGAGTTTGTCTAATGAAGGTGCCTTGCAAATTACATTAGACAGCGGTCTTGCTACATACAAGTACATCATTCCTGCACAGACATAATGATTAATAGTTTACATTCAATTAGCGAATTTATCGTACTTTCTGGTTCAACTCAAGGATCTATCCGTATACCTGAAGTATACGGAAGCGGTCAAGTTCGATATCATGGCAATGTTTTTCAGGTGTACGATGGTAATTGTTGGCAGAATTTAAGCACCTACTATGCAGATATAACATTATCCGATAGTGCAACCGCCGCAATCAAATGGGCACAAAATAAAATGAACGAGGAGATTACCTTAGAGGCATTATCTAAAGAAAATCCTGCTGTTAAAATTGCGTTAGACAAATTTAAACAAGCTGAAGAGCAATTAAAAACAACAATTATATTGAGTAAAGATGAGCAAACAACAAGTTAATTTAACCCCTTTACAGAAAGACTATGCTGTGTATTTGCCAGCTATTAGCTCTTTCTACAGCACATACGTTGCTAAACAGCGACTAGAAAAGTTCATCTCAGATGCACGAATGCCTGCGGGCTTTGATCGGGGCATTGAAGGTATGAACTTTCTTAATCCTGAAGAAGGTTACTTTACTTACAAGTACGGTTTGTATTCAGCAGGTCATGCACAATTAGATCTACAAAAGAGTCTTGTACAGGAATCAATGATCCAACAACGAGATCGTGGTAACACAATGATCTTAGGCGACTCTGGCGGATATCAGATTGGTAAGGGTGTTCTTAAGTTTGACTGGCTAGACTTCGAAGGCAAGGAAGCTACTAAGACTCGTCAAAAGATTCTCGAGTGGTTAGAAGTAACTGCTGACTGGTCAATGATGCTAGACGTTCCTACTTGGGCTTGTGACCATATTCATAGTCCAAAGACAGGATTAAAAACATTTGAAGACTGTCTAGATAAGACTCGGTATAATAACGATTATTTCCTAATGAACAGATTAGGTCAAACCAAATGGCTTAATGTGCTACAAGGTAGTGATTGGGATACTGCTGAACAGTGGTATCAAGGTGTTAAAGAATTCAGCGATCCTAAAGGCAAGTATGCCGGTCGTGAAGCAGAAGGTTGGGCCTTTGGTGGTGCTAACATGTGCAAGATGGATATTACACTCAAACGTCTGATGACCTTGCGTGAAGATGGTTTGCTGAAGGGCAAAAACTGGATCCACTTCTTGGGTACAGCACAACTCGACTGGAGTTGTTACTTAACTTTAATTCAAAGACAAATTAGGAAACATATCAATGAAGAACTTACCATCTCTTTTGACTGCGCCTCACCGTTCATCGCAACAGCCCACGGACTTGTCTACACCAACGCAGTACACACTCCCAAAAGGTGGAGTGTTATTATGGACAAGGCACCAGATAACAAAGCACTTGCAGGATCGGACATTCCGTTTCCCTTCGAAAGTGAAATCGGCCGCAGACTAACACTTGCAGATATCTGTCACTATGCTCCAGGCATGTTAAACAAAATTGGCAAAGAAGGTAAAACATCGTGGGATAGTTTTGCCTATGCCTTAATGATGGGTCATAATGTTTACTGTCACATTGTTGCTGTACAACGTGCTCAACAATTAATGGACATTGAGATTGCTAAAACTAAATCTAAACTAACTTGGAAGCATTGGAAGAAAGTTAAATCACAGGATATGAGCGACGAATACAGTGATTGGGTTCCCCGCAACATTCTATACTTCAGCAGTTTCATTGAAGACTTGTTTAATACAAAGACCAAAGACGAAGCGTTTACCCTAATTGATCAAGCTGGTCCTTTCTTACGTAGTTTAGAAGGTGCTCGCTTACAAGGTGGTCCTAAACAAAACGAATTTAGAAACTTGTTCTCATTTGATGAGGTAACAAGTTCAGATGAAGTTGATTTAGAAAACCCAGATGATGACGAACTAAGAGCATTAGAAGAAGGCCTAGGAGAATAATATGGCAACAAAGAAAAAGAAATCAGATAATATTACATTAGAGATGCCTGGCACCATCGGTAGTGCAAAAATAATTTTACCGGAAACTAAAGTAGTTAAAGGTAATCATTTGACAGTTACATATAACAACGGTTATCCTGAAAAATTAGAATGGGATGACGAAGCACTATTACGCGATGTACGTGAAGCAATCCTAAAAGCAGAAAGCGTTGTTCCTGTAACAGAAACTAAACCAAAACGTAAAACAAAGGTGAAATAAAATGACTGTATACGTAATCAAGCCTCTGGAAAAGAAAAGCGTTGTCTACCATGTAGAAATGTTTCGTGAGAATCCCGATGGCAGTATTAGTTGGTTTAATATTGACGAAACTTATCGCTGGGGGCAGGGCTTTGTTGAAGGTGATTTAGATTGCAATCTTCCATGGGAAGGTGACGATGTTGCTTATGCTCGAACTGATTGTGGCTGGGGTTGTGAATTTGATGATAGCTGTAGCATTGAATGGGAATTCAGCGATGACATCAAAGAAATGGAACAACAAGAACTCAAAGAACTTTACTACGAAGGTGGCGCTGGCTGGTTATATGATGGTGAACATGATTGGCAAGAAGAAGATGCCGCCGTACACATTATTGCTCCGTATCAGGTTGATCTGTGTGAAGACGATGGCACAGTTATTGAAGAAAATGTTAAACTAAAGCCGCGTCCTAATCCTAGCACATCCTGGCCTTTTAGCGAATCATTTCCAAAACCAGATTAATTTGGTAAAATTAAATGTTGACTATTGTTAACTATTACGCTATACTAATAACATGAAACGAAATTACACATCTGGTGAAGCAAGCAATGTTCAATTCTTTATTGGCAATGAAATAGAACATACACCTGCATTTGGTATGCGTACTCTGTTTGTCACAGGTATACAACCCGTTGATGAAATTGCTTATCATTTCGATAAACACCCCGACGGCATTGAGCATATCTTCTTTGGTGCTAATCATAGTTTTAATCCACAGACTCCGGAAGAATGGGATGCGTGGCAAGATATGATCCAATTCTTTTTAGACAAAGATTATCTATGCTCATTAGATATTCCATTAAGTGCAGTTGAAGAATTTAATGATGGCGGTCTAAACGAGTATGATAATTTTATTCCACAGATCCGTGTGCCTATTCCTTATATTAAATTATGGAATTATAATACAATGCTTAAAATTGATGACCGAGATTTTAAAGCCACAAACCCAGGCGTATGGTCCCATAGCCTGCATAAATTAATGGACCGTGATAATTTCACTTCGTGGGACAAATATAAAGAGGATAAAATTCTATGATCAATTCTAAAATTACAAAACAAGTTGCACAACAATCATCTGAAGAAAAACTTTTCAAATTGCTAGAAAGCATTGATTGGAAGTTGTGGGAAATGATGAACATGTTAAAAGACAACTTACCAGAGCAACCTAAAACTAAAACTAAAACAACTAAGAAATCAGAAGTATGAACGATCTTAATATGATTTGGGTAACCTTTCGCAAGGAAGGTGTTCACATGTATCCGGCAGCGGCTACAGATCCTAAACTTAAAACAGGTGACATGTATGACGTTAGTTTCCTCGGTACTCCTCACCGTCACATTTTCCATTTTAAAATCTACATTCAAGTATTTCACGATGATCGTGATATTGAGTTTATTCAGTTTAAGCGTTGGTTAGAGCACTGCTATGCAGATGGCACACTCGAACTTAACCACAAATCCTGCGAAATGATTAGCCGTGATCTCCACGGAACCATTTCGGCAAGATACCCAGGTCGTGAGATTTGGGTTGACGTAAGTGAAGACGGCGAGAATGGCTGCTTCATTAAATTTCCATCAACCCTTTAATTAGGATTAAAACATTATGGCACAACCTGCCTATATTCAAAAAACGCTTCGCATGAAGCCTGAAGTAGAAAAGATCTTTGATGATCTCGACGCTTGGTTAGATCATTGCAGATTTAACCTTCTTCCTTATAACCCTGCAGACTTGTACAGATCACAGGAATACAGGTATTTTTCTCGTCCGCCGTACCAAGGCGATCGTAAAAACTACCGCAAGGATTACAAGCCTAGAGGCCAAAACAATGACAATTTTTCTCGTTGATCTAGAATCAGTTGAGACAAGGTACACGGGCCAATGGAAGGCCCATGTACCGGCGTTACTTAAAAAGGCAGGACATGAAGTTCTCATTATATCGGGCCCTAGCGATATTCCTAGCGCCACTACTCCTGGTGCATTTCTCAATTTTGGGGGCACTAATATCTATAAGGCAAGCCAAGTTGAACAGCTTGGAAGACTTTTTTGTGCAGGATCCGTCAAGGCTGGCGATCATTTTATCTTTACTGATGCCTGGCACCCGGGTATTATTAACTTAAAATACATGAGTGAGTTATTGGGCATACCAGTAACTACACACGGTCTCTGGCATGCTGGCAGTTACGATCCTCAAGACTTCTTAGGTCGTCTTGTAGGCAAGAAGAAATGGGTACGTCATGCTGAAAAAAGTTTCTTTGCGGCATTTGATCACAACTATTTTGCCACAGACTTTCATATCCGTATGCTAGTAGACAACTTATTAGAAGATGGTTACAAGAGTGAAAATCCTTGGTATGAGGAAGATTACGATGATTTACAAACCAGTGGCAAAGTTGTACGTACAGGCTGGCCCATGGAGTATATGGATTCAACATTAAATCTGTACAAAGGTATGCCGAAACGTGACCTTATCTTGTTTCCGCATCGTATTGCTCCCGAGAAACAAGTTGAAATTTTCCGTGACTTAAAAGAACACTTACCGCAATATGAATTTGTTGTTTGTCAGGATCAGCAACTAACTAAGAATGAATATCATAATTTATTAGGTGAAAGTAAATTAGTGTTTAGTGCTAACCTGCAGGAAACACTTGGCATTAGTTGCTACGAAGGCGCTATTGTAGATGCTATTCCAATGGTTCCGGACCGCTTGTCATATACGGAAATGTATTACGAAGGATTTAAATATCCTAGTGAGTGGACACAAGATTGGGATAGTTATTTGCAACATAGACAAGAACTGTGCCATCATATTATAGTTACTATGACACACTATGAAAAGAGATTACCCCAATTGCGTAAACAAACACACGATTTAACTGAACAATTCTTTAGTGCAAACAAACTATTGGAGAACTTAAAGTGAAATGGTTTCTAAATTTTTTAGAACGTGTTGGCCGCAAACGCATTGTAATGGATAGACAAGATAATGAACCTTATCTCGAACGCTACTACCTGTTTCTTAAAGATAGAAAGCACTTCCCCTTTAATATCTTTCTTCACAAGTTCCTTAAGTCAGACCCCGATGATGTGCATGATCATCCATGGTCTTACGCTACAATTATCTTAAAAGGCGGTTATTATGAATGGACTCCTAACTTTGATTCACAAGGTGCCAAGATCAGTGAAACACGGCATTGGCGTGGTCCTGGGCACTTCCGTATTTGCCCTGCTAATAGCTATCACCGTGTTGAGCTTAAAGAAGGAACAGACTGCTGGACAATGTTCATGCCTGGTCCACAAAGGCGTGAATGGGGTTTTCTAGTCGACAATAAATGGATCCACAACGATACATACTTAACAGAAAAAGCAAATAATGTACACTAAAGAAAAAGAAGCAATGGACATTCTACAAGAAGAATGTGGAGAAGTTATTGTAGCAGTTAGCAAGATTAGCCGTTTCGGTTTAGATAATCTAAAGCCAGGTAAACCTAAAACTAACCGTGAACACCTAGAAGAAGAGCTCGGCGATTTATATGCCATGATTGAAATCTTACAAGAACTAGATGTTGTAAGTTGGACTAATATTGAAAAGGCTGCTGAAGCTAAACGAGAAAAACTTAAACAATGGTCAAATATTTTTACTGACTAAACTTAGTAATTTGTTGATCTGATCCATCTATACAAGATACCATAACGCATCTTTGGGGAGCAGTAGGTAGTGTAAAAGCCTCCTCCCATATATTACCAAATTGAGAAGTATTGCAATTGCTTCCACGAACCCAACCTGTATGAGAAATGTTTAATTTTTCAATACCTAGATTACATAATTGTCCTGTATAAGATGGGTTTGAATTTACCTTTTCTTCAAATCTTTCTGCAAAAGTAATTTCATGTTGATGCTTGTGTTCCTCCACTAGTTCTTCACCTTGCATGATTCTCAGTTGTTGATCTTCGTATAGATACATTCCAAAATTTTGATCAGCTTCTTTATATAAAATAGATTTAGAAATAACAACATTAAATTCAGATTCAATATCTAGTGCTCTTTTTAAATCTTCATTAAAATGATCCGGTCTCATAGGAACAGATATATCAATATGTTTTCCTGCTTTTTGAAATGCTTGAATAATAAATTTTATAAGATTAGGGTTTTGCCAATAATGATACGACAAATGTAAATTATCAATATGTGGTTCTATAGCCCACCAGTCCAACCAAAGTTTTCCACCATTAGTAGTGAGATCAATATTCCCGCCACGCTCTTTGCATAACTTCAACATCATAGGAAAATCAAACATATCTAATGGCTCTCCCCCGTTAAATGTCCAATCAATAGTTCTACCCAATGAGTCATAATGATCAATTAATTTTTGAGTTACTTTCATGTAATCAAGTATTCCCCTTGGTTGTTCCCCTCCTCGTAAACGGGTTGGACAATAACTGCATTCTGATGTACAGTAATCGTGAAGCATCCAATTAATGGTTGTTTTTAAATTGCTCATTTGTTACCTTATGTTGTTGACAAACCTAAATAAAAGTGTATAATATATTTAAGTACTTCCTAGGAACAATAAATGAGCAAAATTAAAGTATCAGAATTATTCTATTCAATTCAAGGTGAAGGGCGCTTTATGGGTGTGCCTTCCGTTTTTCTACGCACATATGGCTGTAACTTTACCTGTCAAGGGTTTGGTATGCCTAGAGGCGAACTAAGTCACGAAGCAACAGACATTGCGGCTACTCATACAATGATTGAGGCTTTTACAGAATATAAAGCATTGCCACTAGTGTCAACTGGTTGTGATAGTTACGCTAGTTGGCACCCTGCTTTTAAAGATCTAAGTCCAATGGTCGAAGTTGAAGGACTTGCTAAAGATATTGTAGCAACGTTGCCTTTTGGTGCATGGAGAGAAGAGCATCTAGTTATTACAGGTGGCGAACCGTTGCTAGGCTGGCAAAAGGCTTACCCAGATTTGTTAGAGCAACCAGAGATGCGTGGATGCAAGGAAATTACATTTGAAACAAATGGTACAATGCGTCTTACAGAAAAGTTTAAAGAATATTTGTCCGTGCGTAGCGGACACACAGAGTTTACATTTAGTGTAAGTGCTAAACTTCCGGCAGCTGGCGAGCCTTGGAAGGATGCTATCAAACCTAAAGTTGTTGTTGACTACGAAAACTACGGTTATGTGTATTTGAAGTTTGTAGTAGCTACAGAAGAAGATGTTGCAGACGCATTAAAAGCCACACAAGAATATAGAGATGCCGGATTACAAGGTCCTGTATATTTAATGCCCGTTGGTGGTGTAGAGAGTGTCTACGCTCTAAATAATAAAGCAGTAGCATTAGCGGCTATGAAACACGGACTTCGCTACAGTGATAGATTGCAGGTTCCGCTGTTTAAAAACGAATGGGGTACATAATATGAAATCTAAATATTTTACATTTTATAAAATTACTAATAAGTCTGAAATTATTTTAGGAATTAGATTAAGAAATTTAGTATTGAATATACAGTATTATAAATTTCCTAAAACATTAAATTTTAATTTTTATAAGGTATCATGGCCAATGGACATGGATGTACTAACTTTATGGAAACAAATTAATTGGAGATAATATGAACAAGTTTATTAAAAAATTATTTGGCATTGATAAAATCGAAGCTGAGACAGAAGAAGCTATTCGTCAGAAAGTTGCGGCTCAGTTATCGGCGGAGAAAGCAGTTGAAGCAGAACGCATGGCTAAGTTAACTCCAAAACAAATTGCCACAGAAAAGAAAGAACCTTGGGTAGCTGTATTAGATACTCATGTAAACAAAGATAACATTAAGAATGGTTTTTTCGAACTTGACTGGAATGAGTATTTTGTGTTACAATTAAAAGAAGCAGGCTACAAAGGTGATACAGAAGAAATGATCGTTGACTCATGGTTTGGTGAACTATGTAGAAATGTAGGCGGTGAATCGGGCATTAATATGAATCAGCGTACAGCAGGTTATATTAATGTGAACAATTTAGGTGATGGTAGAACAGAGGTTTCTTAATGTCTAAGACATATATTTTAGTAGATACAGCAAACACATTTTTTAGAGCACGACATGTAGTTCGTGGAAGTCTAGAAGATAAAGTAGGCATGAGTATTCATACTGTTTTAGGCAGTGTCCGTAAGGCATGGCGTGACTTTAACGGTGACCATGTTATCTTCTTCTTGGAGGGGCGTAGCTGGCGCAAGGACTTTTATGCTCCTTACAAGCGTCAGCGCACAGAAGCTCGTGCGGCACAGAGTCCAAGAGAAGCAGAAGAAGATCGTGTGTTTTGGGAAACATTTGATCAGTTCAAGGACTTTGTTATTAATAAAACAAATACCACAGTTTTACAGAATCCACAGTTAGAAGCAGATGATTTAATTGCTGGTTGGATTCAAAGCCATCCAAAAGACAATCACATTATTATTTCAACAGACGGAGATTTTGCACAGCTTATTGCTCCGAACGTAAAACAATATAACGGTGTAATGCAGATTACAACCACACATGAAGGATACTTTGATGAAAAGGGTAAGCCTGTTAAAGATAAGAAAACTGGTGAAGCAAAAGGCGCACCGGACCCTACATGGTTACTCTTTGAGAAGTGTATGCGTGGCGACACCTCCGACAACATCTTCTCTGCTTATCCGGGAGTACGTGAGAAGGGGACAAAGAATAAGGTTGGTCTCCGTGACGCCTTTGCCGATCGAGATTCCAAAGGCTATAATTGGAACAACATGATGCTCCAAAAGTGGTCAGACCATGAAGGTGTCGAACATCGGGTTCTAGACGATTACAATCGGAATGTACAGTTGTGCGATCTAACAGCACAGCCTGATAATATTAAAACTATAATTAAAGAAACCATCGATACTGCAACTACCGCAGAGAAAAATATTCCACAAGTTGGAATTCGTTTGTTAAAATTCTGTGCAGAGTTTGACTTGCAAAAAATTAGTGAACAAGTACAAAGTTATGCGGACCCACTTAATGCAAGGTACGTAGCATGAACTTTATATCAAAAGTAGTAATTCCAAACAAGGAATGGATCATAGAAGATCATGGGCAAAAGATAGGTTCAGTAGCAAAACTAAAAAAAGGTTATGAATTTTTTAGACGTGGGCAAAAGATCAATTTTAAAGATCTTAAAGCACTTACTGATGAGTTTGGTGTAACCCTTGCCGAAGGTAAGAAAATTCATAATTTTGAAATAGAGCCTGTCAGTTACAAAATCTACGAATTCCCTTGTAGCTCAAAACCTTTTGAAGCTGTCTACAATGTTAAAAAGAAACTACCCCTGTTTGCTAAGAGCGCCAAAAGTAAGAGTCAATATTGTGCAGGATACTATGTAATTAAATTCCGCAAAGGTTGGGTTAAGAGTTTTTGTCCTAAACTAATTACACTAGAACGGTATCCATTTCACGGCCCTTACAAAACAGAGATCGAAATGAAGGCCATGCTTAATACTGTTAACAAAATATGAAACAACTTAATACATTACCCATCGAAGACTTCTTAGAAAAGACTAGAATTGCTATCAAAAGTAATCAAAAAAACCTAACTTTAACTATAAAAGAAGCCACAGATTTACAGAACAGTCTTAGTATTGCAATGACAAGACTGAGCGGAAACTTAGATCAAATGCTGTCAGAAAATCAATTTCCAGACAAGATTGAGATAAAAGTAGACGGTGGTAAATTCTAAAACCTGCTAAATATATACGCACTTTTCGGAGATACGTATATTATGAGCA